TGTACTCGGCCCTCAATTGCTCGAGGAACGTTTATGTATCTCTATGTGGCATTTTCTGCAAATTGCCATTAAATTCTTGACTCTGTTATCTTTGCGATTTCCGTTGATGTGATGAATTTGATTTGTCTCTCTACCACAAAGCAAACATGTGTTATCGTCATGCATCAAACATAACTGTCTTGCTTGCCATGCAGGTCTGTTCACTATCAACCATCCTGGTTGTCCTATCTCATTTCTCAAGGTCTCCAAAGACCTTGTGCTCACCTCTTTGGACATTTTCTATAAATGTCTTGCTTTTGCTGCTAAGATAATTGTAAAATACTTATCTATTAGCTTATTGAATTTGACTGTGTCTATATCTCCGTTGTCTGGTTTGTAAACATCTAAGTAATGTGTTTGAGCAAGGTTAACAGCCTGTCCTAAGGCTATTTCCTTGCTTTTGTCTTTAAAGTTATACGCTGGCATTTTCATTGCCTCATATGTAAAGGCACACATCTGTCTGTCATACAGACACATTCGTAGCCTTTTCTTGGCATTGTAAGTCTTTCTACTATTCTACTAAGTTTTTGAGCAAAGGTTGCTCTACCATACATTTTTGTCTTTCTCATTATATCATCACCTCTCTTTGATTGAATTGAGAAAATTGAGAATTAAGTCCCGGAACTCTATTGTCTTGTGATTCTGGGATAGTAGTATAATTAGGTTTTTCCTTATCAGTTCCTAGAAATGGTAAATTATATATAGAACTCTTACCTTCACGACTCAATTGAGTAGTGGTAAAAGGACTATTTAACTGTCTACTTGCCCATTCTTGTAATGCTATATGGACTATATCTGATACTGTAGTACCTTCTACAAAGTCCTTACGTAAATTTGCACCTTTTATTCTATTAAATAACTGTACTTCTCGTGGGCTTATTCTAACAGTTGTTGCATTTTCTTTGGTCATATAATCACCTATTTAGAGTATAAACGTACCAAGTATATAAATGTTTCGTTTTGTAAATAGAATTAAATCATTGTAAATAGTTCCTTTATAAAAGTATATACTCTATCACCATAAAATATATAAATGATTGTAAACAGGATATTTAACATTGTAAATAATGTTAAATAAAAAAAGGTGATAAATTATGCCAAAGATCATAAGAGTAAGCGAAAAAAATCATGATGCCCTTGTGGCTCTCAAATTAACTCCTTCTCAATCTCATAATGATGTAGTATCTCAATTATTGAAAGTTACACCAGAGAATATCTGGGATTCTAAAAAAAGAGGTGAATTAGATGAGGAAATTAAAGACTAGATATGTTGATCTAGATAAAAATATAATGGTTGGAACATTTAACAACCAAGAAAATGATTTTTCTGATGAAGATTTTGATTATTTGTTTCAAGATATACTTGAACCATTGATTGAATCTAATTTACATGATATGATTCATGCAAAACATAGTTGGTTTGTTCCAGTAAGTGACAATGCTTATGAGCCCCGTTTCTCATTTCCTGCTTTTTTAGTTGAGGAATGTAAAATTAGGCATATCAGAGTTTAAGATGACAGGTTGGTTTGCTATCCTTGATTGTTCCCCAATCTTAATGCCAACCCCGGCTAAGTTAAAGCAAACCAATCTCCTTTCTTTCATAAAAAAAGATGGTGAAAATGCTAATGAGTATTGAAGATTTAAATGTTAATGAGTATGTTGTACATTTACAGATACATGATAAAGATAAATGGCAAAGCTTACAACACTTAAAGGAAGAAGAAGGAGAAGATAGATATAATCAATTATTACATGAAGGTTTTGAAGTATGGAAACAATGGTATAGAGATACAGAGAGTAGTTCTCTTAAGGAACGAAAATTAAGATTAAAAGCTAAACAAGGGGAGTTTATAGAAGACGAGGCTAAAAAGATACAAGAGTTTACTGATGAAGATTCTATTTTCTATATTAATAATGAATGTAAGTATAAACAATTAAAAAAAGTAGCAGATAGAAGCTTTGAGCAATCAAGGCAAATTAATTTCTTAATTAGTAAAGGAGATAAAATTAAAGGTAAACTTACTGCACCATTATATAATTATAAGAAGAAAGTTACATTGGCTCGAGTCGGTAGGAGAATAACGGACATGGGTGATGTATTTAAGTTATTCTTTATTGATGATTTGTTTAATCCAAGAAGATGGTTAAAAGAAAGAACTATTGATGAAGAGTTTTATATTTATCATTTCATTTCAAGAGATAAAGAGTACTTAGTATATTCACAAGATGCATTACCAATTGAAGAGTATACCTTACATGGTACTTTAATTGAATTAGAAGATTCTGCTGTTATTGGTCAACAAGCATCGATTCCAATGAAATTACCTATATTCTTTGTTTATAGTGCAGTATCTAAAATAATTAGATATAATAGTCATGAAGAATTTATCAAAAAATGTAATGAGTTGGAGTTGTCACATGAGAACTTCTTTAATTACTTGTTAAGTAATGGAACTCATTCATTCAGACATCCTAAGTATTTCGAAGAGTTAATGGGTGCCTTCTTATTTTCTAGTAAGATTGGCTATTCACAGTTTCCTTTGCATTTGTTTGTGTTAGCAAAGGCAGGAACAGGTAAGACTTTTATGTTGGAATTACTGCAAAAGAAACTACAAGAGTCACAAGAAGTAGTTGAAGGTTCTGGAAGTACAATAAAAAGTCTTGTTCCTAGTTTTAAATCAACAATACCGGATCCGGGTGCAATGATTAAATCAACTAGGTTATGTTTAGTTGATGAATTCTTACGTATACTTATTAGAGTTAAGAAAGAAGAAAGATTTGAACAATTAAGTATGATGAATCCTTTATTAGAACATAAGAAAAGAGAGTTTAGATCTGGTAATGGAAGCATTACTGCTAAAATGATTTCTAAGTTGTTTGTTGTATCTAATCCTATTTATAATACAAAGACTTTGCCATTAATGGCAGAATCACTTGATCCTAGTTTCTTATCTAGATTGCTTATTTGGTATCAAGATGATTATCACATTAAATTCATTCAAAAGAAGAAAGGTGTACAAGATACTTTCTTTAAAATGAGTGATGAGGATTTTATTTCTATCTTTGATTACTTACAGATATTCAAAAGTAATTGGGATAGTGAAAGATTAATGAAAATATTTGATAAGTATAGAACATTTATGCCAGAATTAGTTCTTGATGTTTATGATGCAAGATATGATCATCATTTAGAATGTTTACTTGATGGAATTATAAAGTTAAGATGTATGTTTACTGGTGATGTTTCTTTTGAAGCTGTTGATGAAGATTATGATCGTGTTGCTGCATTATGGCAACAAATGATTCTGAATTGGAATGCTGGAAGTGATTTAAGAGAAGCAGATTATTACACTAAAGATAGATATATGACTTATCAAATGAATTTTATTCTTGAGAAGATGCGTGAAAGCGATGGAAAGATTCGTTATTCTAAATTTAATTCTTTTGATATTGAAGATGTTTATTATCATCTTGAAGGATTATTTGAAAGAAAATATCTCGAAAGAAGGTCAAATGACCATTATGTTTACTGGCATCCTCAATACAAGATTTACAAAAGTAATTTGGCATTAAAGAAAGAAAGTGGGGGTAAGACCCTTGAGAATTAGTCAGAAAAGTTGGCATAATCATGATGAAATGGGGGAAAGACCCCAAACAAGTTGGCATAAATGGCTTAAAAGCGGGGGGGAAGAGAGAGACTCTTTACAAAGAAACAGGAGGGTCTTCCTACCCCAGTTTGAACGGTTTATGCCAACTGCAAAATGTCTTACCCCTGGTTTTGGTGGTTTATGCCAAATTAGTAATTGAAGATGAAATACAAATTAGGGAGACATAAAGATCAACAAAAGTTGATGGAGGAAAACAAAATGGCAGAAAAGCAATTAGTCGTAGAAGAAGAGACAATACAGCTAGATGAGCCCCAAGATGTTCAAGACATAGACATCAACAGCTTATCTGATAGAAAGTTTGGTGAGAAAACAGAGAAACCAAAACTTGGTGGAAAGAAAGCAGTTATTCTTGAAGTTAAGTTAAGACCAACTTGTAAAGTTAGTGCAACAAAAGATGGTACAAAAAAGTATGAACCATTAATTTTGACATTAACATATGAGATTGATGGACAACAGTATTATGAGAATTATGGTGGAATGCAGAGATTTATTCACGACGGAGAACCAGGACAACCAACTGTTTGGGCTGAAGGTAAGAATGCTGCAGCAGTTTTGTTTAAGTTGTGGAGAGAACATACTGGAAAGAAACTTGAAGATGTTAGTGTAAAAGAATGGTTAGGAGATTTAGTTGGCAAACAAGTTGAGTTAACAGAGAAAGTTACAATGTATGAAGGTAATGAAGGACATAAAAATGTTGTTTCATCCTTTATTGGTTAAGACATAATGAGAAGATAGGGAGGTTTCACCTCAATTTTTCCTCCCTTCTTTTCTCGAGGTGAAAAAGATGAAACCAGAAGATCAAATGGAATTTGCAAGAGATGCAGTCAGAAGAAAAATAAAGCGATTTGAGAGCATCTTAGCAAAAGAGTATGATTGTTTACAAAAAGAAGTTTTAGAAGCTAGAATTGATACTATGAAAGAGATAGAGGTACTTCTATATAGATGATTAATACAAAAGCAAAAGGTAGTCGTTTTGAGAGGAGAGTTAAGAAGAAGTTAGAAGAACTTAGTTGTTTTGTATGCAAACAAGCAGCTTCAGTTTTTCCAGATTTAATTGTTGCTAGTCCTGATCGTAGAATGTATTTTATTGAGTGTAAATGGAATAAATATATTTCAAAAGAAGAAAGACAAAGATTTGACGAATTAAAAAAGTATGGTAATTGTCGTATTGCTTATCCTAAAAAATGTTTACATGATAAACGCAAAACTGAAATTGTTTTGTGTGATTTAAATTATAATAATTGCGAGGTGTTGTGAAATGAATGAAAGAGCTAAGGAGTTGATGGAAGAAGATCAGAAAGTTAAGAAAAGGTTTATGTTTAGAGTGCCTAAATTTAATTTCTTACTTAGTTTGTTATTAGTTCCAATAATAGTTCTCTTTGTTTTGGTTTTCTTAAATGGAGATCAAATTGATGATGTTGTAGATAAAGTCTACGATAATGAAGAGAAAATGGAAGCTTATGTTGATTTGTTAATTGAAGATGATAAAGCAATAAGAGAAAGAGTTGGAACATTAGAAGATAATTATGATGGATTGGATGAAGATGTTGAAGATTTAAGATTTGAATTTGCATCAACAGATTTGAATGTAGTTATTGAAGATATGGAATGGGAGAGAGAACAGAGAGATATTTGTGAGGAAGAAGAAGAGCATCAAGATGATTGTGAATTAAGATTAAATGATGATGCTTGCAATTGTGGAGATGAAGCATATTCATACAGTTGGAGAGATAATGATCAATATGTCTCTGTATGTTTCAAGAGTAAATGTGAATTAGATGAGGGTGAGTACTGATGAAATCAATATTAATTGTTTTATTTTATGGATTGTTTGCAATATGTATTTGGATGATAAGTACAGTATTTGATTTAGATTGGATTGTTAATGATGATTTATCATATACTTTACTTACAAAAATATTGACAATTGGAGTGATAGTTATTGGTGCAATTTCAATAACAATGGCAGTACTTGAATGAAGATAGGGGAAATGAAAATGATACCAAAAGAACAAATTAAGGATTTTAAAATTTTAATTGGAAAGTTTCATGAAGAAGTTAAATCAAATAGCGTCACCGATTTAATTGTATGGTTAGATTGTTATTTAGAGAAATTTAACTATGAGATGAAACAGATGAAAAAACCCAGAAGAAGGTGATTACTGAAATGCGAAAAACCAAAATGTTAGGAACGGCTTAAGACGGATTGGTTCAATTCCAATAGTTGGTTTCGCAAGATTTCAGTAACATTCGCTAAAGACCATTTACAGAACGACATGTGCTCTACTGTAAGTAAAACAACCAAACTCTCGCATCGGAGCATTTAGTTGATTCGCATACGATTTGGTTGGGTCGGCGAGAATGTAATGAGGGAAAAATGATAGCACAATATGATCCAGTGGAACCAGAAAGAATTGAACACATAATTACTAATGTAGAATGGAATAGGTTAGATGGAGTAGTTAGAGGGTGTATAGTTGGTGATGGTAGTGAAGTGGAATATAGTAATGATCTATTATGTGAATGTAGTACTCATTACTGTCCCTTCGCTAGATACAAAGAAGAACTAATAACATATGCATGCAGAAGAGAAGATTATTCAGTGAGGGTGTTAACAGATGAGTGAAAACATAACATTAACTGATTTAAGGAAAGCAATGGACTTAATTGAGAGAGAACCTGAAGAATTAATTTATGAAGATGACTTCCAAAAGATTTGGGGGAGAGGATTAGGACCAACAAGGATCCAATTAACTAAAAAAGGAGCAGAAGAAATAAAAGAATTGTTAGAAGAAAATGAATGGAGATAGAGTGCAAGTAATTGTTGGAAAGCATGACGATATAGGTGGATTAGTTGAACCTGTATATGAACAATTGACAAATAAAGAACTCACTGTAAGAGTTAGAGATTGTTTGGAAACAAAGAGGGGTAAGTTAGAATATGGAAGTAATGTTTATTGTCAGTATGCTGACGATGAATGCCCTTATCAGAAACAATCTGATAAAGTATTGCCATATTGTGAGAAGAGGTGAAAATTATGGTAGAAAAAGGAACATTTATGTGGGCTGTAAAGCAGATGAAGAATGGGAAGAAGGTTAGAAGAGCTTATTTTGATACTCCAAGATTTATAGAACTTAGAGGAGATATATTATATGACAGCAAATATTCACAATTCGATGTTGATTTAGATTGTGTTGAAGCAACAGATTGGCAAATTTATGAAGACACACCTACGTTAGCAAGAGTCCAAGAAGGTAGACAAAAATTACATGAAAAAGGATATACAGCAACAGATGTTATATTTAAGTACCCAGAAGATAATGTTTTAATTATAGGAGAACAAGAAATAGCTTGTGTAAGGGGGAAATGGGATACTGGAGCTACTATTTTTGGAATGAAGATATGGGTAGATGAAACAATTGAAGATAATTGTTTTTACATTGTTGATAAGAATAATGCTCAAGCTGATGCTGACGACTCTAGCTGTAGTGATATTGATTGGAATCTAGCCGACCAATCATTTGATAGAGAAGATCCAGAAAAGATTGTTAAGGATGTTAAGACTTTTATTGAGAAAGTTAAGGAAGATATTTCTAAATTTATTAATAGGAATAAGTATAATGATGCTATGTTAGAAAACTTTAGTCATGCTATTAAGATAATAGATAAAAGAGCAGGTGATTTGTAGATGGATTTATTACACTGTAGAAAATGTAATAAGAAGACAAATCATAAAATAGTTTCAGAACAATTAGAATCTGAAACATGGAAATGTTTGAAGTGTAAAAATAAACAAGTGTATATTATGGGTAAAGAATGGTGATTTACATTACAAAAGATGATGAAGCTGAAGTAAGATTACATGATTGGGATGAAGTTATTGATTACGTTAAATATAGGTTACATGAAGATGATATTAATACAGAAATTAGTCATGAAGTAATTAAAGAATTAATGAGGGGATAAGATGAGAAGAAAAAACAAAATTATATTTGAGACAAAAGAAGATATGGAAATATTGAAAGCTGTTGTTATATTTATAGGAAAAACAAGTTTAGCTGGAAGACAAGATGATGGTTTAACAGAGAAAGAATCAAAATTATGTTCAAAGTTATATGAGTTATTAAGTGATTTAGATGACAATTGAGAAACTAATGTGGGTTAAATGGTAAATCCAACAGACATTGGGCATGTAATAAGACAATGTGAATGTTTACAAACATATAGGAAACAAGAGTCCCCACAAAATGGAACAGAACCAAGATATTATTGTTCAATATTATTACCACAAGAATCATACAGATGTTGTTATGGTGGGAAGTTAATAGGAATAGTTATTCCAGGTAGGGAAAGACAAAATGAAGTAGGGTTTGTGCAATGTATGTACCCAAATGTAATGAGGTAAAAATGAAAGTTGAATGGATAGATGCAGCAGATCATGATGATGTTCCATTGAAGGAGATCAAAGAGAATCCAGTAAAGAAGTATTTAGTTAATGTTGAAACTTATGGAGAGATCATTAAGGAAGATGAAGATGGTATTATTTTAATGAAAGGTATTGATAGTAATGATGATTGTGAGATCATAGTTATACCAAAAGGATGGGTGATTAGAGATATTCTTGATAAACAAAAAGTAAAGGAAGCTATTGAAAAATATTTTGAAGGTACAATTTGTCATGAACTATATAATGATTTAAAGAAAGAGTTAGGATTGGAATGAAATGCGAAATGTGTGTAAGATGTATGAATTGGGATAGTAATAAGAATATTTGGGTTTGTAAAGGTGGTGAATGTACAGATGAAGTATACCAAATATTAAAAAAAGAAAAGCCCAAGTTGAAGTCTCAAGCTGATAGCTGTATTAGTGAACATGATTATTATACATTAATGAACTCAGTATTAGATGAATTAGATCGTGGATTTGATACTATTTCAAGACAGAATAAGATAAAACAATTGTTTGAAGAAGTATGGGAGAAAAAGAATGAATTGGAGGTGCTTAAATGAGCCAAGAACAAACAGAACTATTCTTGAGAAGGAATAGAGATAGATGGTTTAGTGTTGAAGAGTTGTTGAGAGTAATGAAGTGTGGGCAGAGAGCTTTGTATAATAATCTTAAAAGTTTGGAGAAAACAGATAGTGTTACTGTTAAGATTTTACCAGGTGCAGGGTATAAGAATAAAAAATTATACTCATATAGAGATGATGATGAAGAGTTTGGAAATGTAGTTAAGGATTTTCAAAATAAAAGACTTCATCATAACAATCTGCCACAGAGTGATGTTATTTCACTTATGTTGATTGCAGAATTAAGAAAACAAAACAGAATAAAGGTGGTGTAAAAATGGTAGTAGAAAGCAAAAGAGTAGCAAAAGTAGAAGGAAGTAATGTAGTTGTTACAACTACAATGATTGATAAGATGAATCCAAAACAACAATTGGAAGCATTACAACAAATTGAAGGAGAAAAACAAAAGTTGATGCAACAGATTAATCAAGCTGATGCACAGAAAGGACAGTTAGATAAACAAAGAGAAGGTTATGAAGAACAAATGAATGATATTATTAAAGTTCTTGAGAAACGTAGAGGAGTAAATGAAGCTGCAATTGAAGCAAAGTTTAAGTTAGCTTTTGAAACAAAGAAGCCTAATTTGATCTCTGATGCAAAAGCAACTGTAAAACGTAATGAATGGCAAGATAGTAAACATTATGCATTTACTGTATATCAAGCAGTGCTTGGAAAAGTTCAACAAGATCCTCAATTACTTAATGAGATACCTGCTAGTTATTTACCTAAGTTTGCAGAAAAGTATCTTAATAAGGAAGATATTGTTGTATAATACTTTATTTTATTTATTTATTTTTTATATATTATTATTATTATATAGTTAATAAATGTTCATTTAAATAAGATGGAAAAGATAGGAAGTTTATTTAGTGGGATTGGAGGAATAGAAATTGGATTTGAAAAAGCAGGATTCAAAACAGAATGGTTTGTCGAGTGTGAACTATATGCAAAAGCAATCCTCAAAAAAAGATTCCCAGAAGCCAAGATATATGATGATGTTACGAAAATTGATTTTAGAGAAGTTCCTAGAGTCGAGATACTCACAGGAGGATTCCCATGTCAGGACATCTCAAATGCTGGAAAGAGAGTTGGCATCGAGGGGAGTCGTTCTTCACTCTGGAAATATTACCTTAAAGCGATTAGCCAAATACGACCAAGAATCGCATTCATTGAAAACGTCTCAGCTCTCCTTAGTAGAGGGTTATCTGTCGTACTCTGCGACCTTGCCAAGATCGGGTATGATGCAGAATGGTATTGTGTACCAGCTTCCGCCGTTGGTGCGAATCACCAGAGGGACAGGATCTTCATCATTTGCTACCCAAACAACAATGGACAGCCTTCCACCGAAGAGCGAGAAGGCATTGAAACGAGAGATGGAAGTTACTCGGAAAGGAAGAAGCAAACCAGCGAACTTGAGAGATCAAGTGAGCAATATGCAAATGTGGAGAACTCCATCAGCAACAGAATGTATGAGGGGAATAGGCAAGATGTCAATAGAAGAGAAAAAGAAGAACAATATTCAGATAAGTCTATCTGCTCAAGTTCAGATGTTTCCAACACCAATGGCTTCAGATTGGAAGAACAAGAATTACAGCAGGGATTATACGCTAGGAAACAAAAAATATCTGATGCTTCCAACACCAAAAGCCCACGATGGGAAGAACTATGGGAATCCAGAAAATCCATGTATAAAAAAGAGAATAAAGATGGGGAAACAAATAGATTTGAACATGACGGAATCTGGAAGTCTGAACCCAATGTGGGTAGAGTGGCTAATGGGATTTCCTTTAGGGTGGACAGAATTAAATGCCTCGGAAATGCAGTCGTACCGCAACTTGCGGAAATCTTTGCAAAAGCTATCAAAAAATGAAATGGAAAAAGATGTGTAAAAATTATTCATTTTGTAATGGGTGGATAGTTGGGAATAAGAATAATGTTTATTGTAATGAATGTAAAATAAAGAATGGAATATTGAGAGGTGATTGAAGTGAAAGAAAAGAAAGATAAGATATTAAAAGAAATTTCAAATTGGTTAAACAAAAATATAGAAGATACAACTGATTCTATATGGGTTGATGGTAAAATAGTCTCAATAAAGTCTGACGGTTCTAGAATTATAAAATCAATTGAATTTGGTGATGTTTGAAAAAAGAGGTGAATAGTGATGAGTAAGGAATTAAAGACATTGAAGGAGATAGAACAAAAAACACAACTAGATTATGATGCTACTATTGATTTTGTTAGAGAATCATTATCTGAAGAGTTGAGAGAAGAAGCTAAGAAGTGGTTGGAAGTTTTTGAGAAAAGAAAAAAGGAACATTCAAAATTTAATGTAGAACTCTTAGAGATTGCTGATTTAGCTAGAATTACTTTCATTAAACACTTCTTTAACTTAGAGGATGAAGATGGCAATTAATAAAAACCTGGTGCCTATCAATAGCACCGCTAGAGCTAGAGAATTAGGATCTAAAGGTGGTAAAGTTGTTACAGATAAACAAAGAAGAGCTGCTAAGATAAGGGAAATTAAAAAGAGAGTTAAGAAAGGACAAATTAAATGTGTGGATGAAGAATGGTTATTAGCTAGATTAGAGGATTCATGTATGATGGATATGGAACTTATTGGTATGGTTGATGATATGAAAAAAGGATGGGCTGAATTACCTTCTAATGCAAAAGGATTTATTATTAAATTACAAAAAGAAGTAAGGGATTCTATTCATAAGAAGTCAGATCTTAATTTAACTCAAAATAATATAAAGAATGAACAATATAATATTGAAATAAATATTCTCCCACCAAATGATAAAAATAAATTGGACTCCAAGTAAGAAGCAAAAGATTGCTCTTGATATTTTATTTGATAGAGAGACGACTGAATTTTTTTATGGTGGGGGTGCAGGAGGTGGTAAGAGTTATATTGGTTGCATTTGGTTAATTCTTTCATGTTTAAAATATCAAGGCAGTAGATGGTTAATGGGAAGAGCAGTTTTGAAATCTCTTAAAGAATCTACATTATTAACTTTTTTTATGATATGTAATGAATGGGGATTAAAAAAAAATATTCATTATAAATATAACTCTATTGAAGGTATAATACGTTTTTTTAATGGGAGTGAAATCTATTTAAAAGATCTATTTGCATATCCTAGTGATCCAGAGTTTGATAGTTTAGGAAGTACAGAATATACTGGTGTCTTTCTCGATGAAGCTAGCCAGATTACAATTAAAGCAAAGAATATTGTAATGAGTAGAATTAGATATAAATTAGAAGAATTTGATCTAGTGCCAAAATTATTTATTGCTAGTAATCCAAGTAAGAATTTTTTATATTATGATTATTATAAACCTTGGAAAGCTGGTTCACTTCCAAAATATAGAAAGTTTTTACCGGCGTTAGTTCAAGATAATCCTTTTATTTCTCCATTTTATATAGAGAATTTAAAGAAATTAGATAAGACTAGTAAACAACGATTGTTATATGGTAATTTTGAATATGATGATGATGATTCAGTTTTAATTGATTATGATAAAATAATAAGTATGTTTGGTAGTACGGTAGGAGAAGATAAAATTAAATACTTAACAGTTGATGTAGCTCGTGGTGGAAAAGATAAATTAGTATATATGTTTTGGCAAGGATTACACGTTTATAAAGTGGAACATGAACCAAAATCCAATAATAAAAAAACACGAAAGAAGATAGAGATATATTGTGAAAATGAAAAAATATCACGTTCTAAAGTAATTGTAGATGAAGATGGTGTTGGTGGTGGAATAGTAGATGAAACAGAAGGAGTCAAAGGGTTTGTTAATAATTCAAAAGCAATTCAAGATTTTAATAAAGAGATGGAAATTCATTTAGATAAGTATGCACCAAAATATAATTTTAAAAATTTAAAATCTCAATGTTATTATAGATTAGCTGATTATATAAACGCATCAAAAATATCAATTTACTCTGAAATACCTATAGAAATAAAAGAAGAATTGATAGAAGAATTAG